AGCCTCTTGGCGAAATCCAAGCCCTTCATGTGAGCATCGATAAGGCTTTCTGCTTCAATGATGAACTCCTGATCGTTGGCTATATTATTCCTAATCTCTACGGCATAAAAATTCATCGCTCAACTCTCCTTACCCGCTCGTTGATACAATATTCCTTGGTTCGCCGCCTTTAGCACCCTATGACGCCAACTCGACCCTCACTCTGAGCGCAGGAATCTCTTTCAATTTCCGCTCCGCTTCCAGCGCAGACTGTGACGATTCGTAACGAAACGAAAAATCACGGGTCATCTCCTCGCACAGCATACATCCAGAATCGCATTTCACTTTCCCGCCAAAATCGTATCCTGCCGCCGTAAAGATACGCTTGTCTATTGCGCTATTCAACCCGCCGTCGTATTCCACGTAGACGTTATGCATCGTTCACCCTCCCGTATTGACCTTTTTCGTTCCTGATGCGCAGAGTTTTAAGTTGGGGAAGTATGGACGCAGATGCAGCAGGTTCGACTTTAGCCCACAAATTCCCTTTCTTGATATCCCATCCAATACCGCTATAGGTTCCATACGCCTCCGCTATGACACCGCTAGAATATCCTTCTTTAACCAAAAATTTGATTTCGGCCTTCTGCTGATCTGTAAATTTGGAAGGTAGTTTTGTAGCCTGTCTAGCAATGCGAAGATTTTCTCTGTGCTCTTCTGTCATCACATGCTGTTTCCCGATTTCGCTTAGTTTTTTCTTGGTCTCCTCACTGAGAGGAATACCTGCGCGAGACTTGTTGAGTTCCACAAACCTTGCTGACGACCACGGTTTCTTACTTCCTTTTTGTGATGCGCTAATTTTTGCCTTGTGCTCATCGGACATCGGCCTTCTCTTCTTTCCTCTAATGGCAGCGCTTATGGCGGCTCGCACCTCATCTGGATATGTATAACCACGTTCCCCACCATCTGTGAAATTGAGCAGTCTGCATCCCCTCGCTCTCATCTCTGCGATCCATTTACGCTCGGCATCACAAGCTAAACCTTCCTCTGTTTCCTCCACTAATTCCATGACGGGCTTCAATAGTTCTCTTTTTAGACTGTTAACCCAGTTTCGCAAATGATTCGTATGAGGGTAGTTTATTTCGTTATTCAGCCGTTTCACAGGGAAGCGCGTTAACCCGACATAGCGGATTTCGTTGGTGACGGGATGTTTCAAAACGTATATAAATACTTTCATCAACCACTCTCCGATACAACAGAGCGGGGATCGCCGCCCTTGCTACCTTTTTGCTTCAATTTTGGATTTTTCTGCCCTGTGCTCGGCCTTCCTCCAGCATGTTGCTTCCCACTGTTTGCTTCTCCGCCTTGTAACTGCTGCGGATCAATACCTAACCCTTTCAATATCTTCATTATGTCCACTTGGGCTAGGATTTTTAACTTCTCCAATCGCTCTTGTTCTTGGAAGCTCTCATCTATAATCTGATCTGGATTATTCAAATCCATCGCCTCAAAAACCTTTTTCCAAGCTATAGGTGCGCCTCCTTTCTTCAATTGAAGCAAGAGCAACTGCTGCTGCATCTGAGTCACCTTCAGCAACGTGCTTGGTACAGAGACTAGTCTGATCTGCTTGACGAACCACCGCGCTCGCTCAAGATTTGTGTACTTTGATTCCGTCTCAGGGAACTGCCCACCAATCATCTCGTCCGGCAAGTGGCTAGGAACAAGGTCGTTTGGCTTATAGTCAAATACCTCTGGAGCCATCTTCTCTGGGCCAACGTACTCCATGATTCTCTGAGTATCAAACCATTGTAAAATAAGGTACTTAACTCTCTGCCCAACTGACTTATTAGCCTTCTCAACTCTAGCAGCTATTCCTTTTCCTACTGGCCCAATGGATTCCAGCATCTTGTCAGCAGTGTCTGAGGCGATCTGGAGCTTCATATTTGCGCCGAGGTTACCCAAATCCTCCAACCCAAGCTGCTTGCCTTCCTTCTCGTTGAGGTATTTCAGATAGTTGAAATTCTCTTGAGTTACCCGAACCTCGTCAGGAAGAATGGATTGGAAGGTTTCCTTCGGCTTGCCATCCACTCCAAGACGTACATCCGGCTCAAAGATGTCGAAATGCTCGATCTTTGGCCCACCTGTTTCTGTGTGGTTGTAGCCCATTGGGGGATTCATCTGAGCAGTGAAGACTTGATCCATCAATCGCTCATGTTTCCTGATAGTCGTCTCAATTGTGGCTACATCCCCTACGATAGATCGTCCTAACGGCTCCCATGCCCAATCGTCTACTGTGTATTGAATGATCGGCATACGAGGGTCCCAGTCGAATGCGGGGCCATCGTACATCGGCTTTCCCATTCCTGTAGATGTTATGATGAGCCGCAGGTTTGGGTAGACTCGGCAATGCTCGGCTTCGGCAGGAATGTAGTACGGTTCTCCATTCCTCATCCCGCCAAAGATTCTTTGCCCTACGAACGGGACACGGTAGAACCACGTCGTTCCCAAGTCTCCCATCGGGAGTTCGTATCCTGTGTTGTTGATCCTCAAGTCGCGGACGAAGGTGTAGCGGATTTCAGCGTACAGATTGCCAAATGTCCTGCCCACATCTCCGTAGCGGTTCCGCTCCGCATAATCGACGCGCTGCGCCTGCATCCGCGTCTGGTAGTTCCGACGCATCCCTACAGTCTGAATTTCCTTCTGGAATAAGGGAAACCTGCCATGCGCCTCAGCGATAGGCATGTAGTCATAGACCGTGACCGCGTAGGCATCCTGAATGTCGTTGGTGCGGGAAGGAATCTGCGTAGGAATCACATCTAAGAGTCCTAGCGCGTCAAATTCCATTCTCCTCTCGCCATATCCGTACTCTGTAGCCCTCACCTTCGGCCACAAGTATCCGATCCCCATGACTGAGGCGCATTGGAGAACTTTGAGGATTTGGAACGGGAAGTCAGACTCTAAATAGACGGCTTTTGAGACCCTCGTAAGCATCTCAGCCATCTTTTTGTAAGCTGGATGGTCTGACCCATAACCGGCAATCTCACGAACCTGCGCCAGCGTCTCGCAAAACTTTCTAATATCGTATTTTAATGTGTTTGTTACGAGACTTGAACGGCATTTATCGTTGAAAACAGCGTTGAAAACCCGCAGGTTCTTGGCGAAGTCTTTGTAGCAGCGTTGTTGTTCAAGCCATCCTTCGCCTTCGGAAACTTGGTTTTCAACCCAGGAGTAACGCTCCTCTGGAGATGTCCAGAACGGAGGTGCCTGCCACTGACTTGTCTCAGTTTGGGAGCGAACATACGTGCTGGACTCTGCCATTACAGCCAAGACGCATCTCTATTTCTCTCCCGGTCGTTTTGGTTCCCATTCCAAAACGAGTTAATACAAGTGATTCCTCTTGCGGAGTATAGCGCATCTTTTCCTGCTCGTCTACTACTTTGTTTTAGCGTAAATGCATCGCCCAATGAACAGGGGAGAGAGGTGAAGCAATTCCGGCGTAATCATCCAACTCTCCGCTTGCCTGACGTTGAGGACAATTTTCCCCGCTGTCCATAACCACTGAAGCATGAAATCACTGCAATCCATCCGATCACGGCTGGTTGCGTTTCGGTCATGCAGGAGAATGCCAAGTATTCCACGATAGTTGTATTTGATTCCAATAGACTTATCCATAAACATCATCGCTGCTTCGTATTCCTCGTTCGTGCAAGGAATCTCATACCGGCGTTCCCATATGATGTCCTTGTCCGCCCAATCCAAAGGTCTTGCTTCAATCCCTGTCCAAGCATGGGCACCTACCCACGCATCTCCTGCTCGGTTAAGCCCCTCAGTATGATCCATGAGCGAGAAGGTTTCCCCTGTGATGAGACGGGAGATGATTCCTTTAGTGTTGATGAAGCGGATCGTCAAGACTGGCATGGTTTCTCCTTACACAAGTTTCGACCGTAGCAATGGAGAATCGTTCTCCATAACGAACTGCATCCTTGCTTTTGCAATAGCACAATATTCCTGTTCGCCTTCTATTCCGATGAAGTTGAACCCTTCGTAGAGTGCGGCTTTTCCTGTCGATCCACTTCCAGCAAAAGGATCAAGTATTGTGCCGTTAGGTGGGGTAACTAATCGGCACAAGTATCGCATGAGGTCGGTTGGCTTTACTGTGTTATGTCCATTCCTATTAGGAAGATTTTCACAGCCTTCATCTCGATCTGTCCTATTCGCTTTAGCGCAGTAAAAAAATCTGGCCGCACTTCCTGAGTCGTCATAGCCTCTTGCTGGTCGGTTCCCGCGCATTGAGTCAAACGATGTATTTCCTTCAACTGAGCAGTCACTAGGCTTTTCTATTCTCTTACTTACCCTATTTCCGGCAACCGCAAACGCTTTCAGTACCTCATCGCTCCCATCGTGGATCACGTTGGCTGGCCAGCGGCCTTGTGTGTTTATGGTAGGCGTGTAGTCAGGACGAACTTCTTGACCAAAGCCTGACCATTTCTCTAGTTTGTTGATTGGAATCGCCTCTCCTTCAATCCGGCATCCGTCAATGTTGAGTCCTCCCGTCCCCCGTTTGAGGACATTACTGGCTACCGTCCTCTCTGAGATCGGCTTCCTAGCCACCACAATAAGTTCCATCGAAGGCTTTAATGCCGTTCCCCATCCATCCCATTGTTTTGCTTCATTAGTAGAAGGAACGGTCATATCCTCCACTCCATAGCCGAAAATATCCTTGTTGTTTTTATTCGCGTCAGCCGCAGCCATTGTCACACCAGATGTTTTGGCTTTCTCTACATCCCCTCTAATTTTCTGCCCAACTACTTCACGCTCTGCGCCAGCCTCTTGGTCGATGGCTTTGCTGATGTTGTGATTTTTTGGGAATCCTTGCCCTGTGATCCAAGCAACACAGTCATATATTTTAAACCCTGCATCCTCTATAGCACACACAAGCCGGTGATATGTCCTCGTTCCACCAAAAGCTAATAAATATCCTCCCGGCTTTAGGACATGCATTGCCTTTGCCCACGTCTCAGGATGAAATGCTACATCTCCACCATCCCACTTCTTCCCCATAAATCCACTACTCCCCTTCTTGCTCATCTTAAGATGGTAAGGAGGATCGCAGACAATAGAATCCACTGAGTTCTCCGCCAGTTCCGGCATAACTTCGCGACAGTCTCCACAGAATAACTTCGCGCTTCTGCATTCCCAATATGGCGTCATCTTATATAACCTTATAATAGATGCATCTTCCCCACTCTTCCGGTACCGTACTCGCGCAAGGAGTACCCATAACATCAGGAACTAAGTCCTGCGGGATTCGGGTTAAATAAGGTTCCGCGTGATTCTCAAAGATTCGCCATAATTCTGTTGCGCCTAGCATGTCGATTGTTTGACCGGGGAAGGCGACAGAGTAACCAGTAGGACAGTTAGCTTCTATTTCCTTTAGCTTGGCTGTGATGTTAGGCATGTTTATCCTCTCCGCGTCCCGCTTTATGGCAGCGACGGAAGCATCCCTTCCGGCACTACTATTTTCTTCTCAGACTTCCTGCTCCATGACGTTGTTGACCATCCCTTATCGCTCATAGCCACACCTTTTCCCCTGTATCGTTAACATATCCAATAATGGATTCTCCGTCACGAACCGCAAACAATCTCTCGTGATTCTTCATGTCTGGATCAGTACATAGTGCATGAATATTATTCTGCTTTCTTACCGGCTGTCCCGCCCAGATAGTCTCACCACATTCTAAACATACAGGAAAGTCTATTACCGATTCCGGCACTACTATCTTTTTCTCGCTCATTGTTTTTCTCCCAGATGCTATTTTTTATTTTCAACTAGACACGCCCTGTCCAAACAAAGCTCCACCTGTTTCACTATAACCATAAAGTTTAGTATGAATCTTTTTAGTATCTCTATTCGTTTTTCCTCAGTCAAATAATTTTTTTCACTCATCAATCTCCCCAATTCCGCCATGAAACATCTTCTTCGGCAACCGCATCTTCGGGATAGCTACTTCCTTATGGTTAGATTCATACGCTTCGCTATGAAGAAAGCTCGTTCTCTCCATCTTGAATCTTTCCTCATACCGTTTATCAAAATTCGCCAATGCCTGAATTGCAAACTCTCGATTGATCTGATCTCTGGCATTGGTTATGTTATTTATCATATCCGAGCGCATCTGACGAACCTGCTGCTCTTCCTGATGGCGTTGATACATCTGTGCAATTTCTTCCTTCGTTTCCTCCCACTTCCGCATCCTCGCCGACCACTTCTCAGCCGCAGCAGTTGAAGTACAGACAATCTTTTCGAATCCCGGAGGCGCAGCATACTGCTCTGGCAATCCCATGATAATTTCGCCCGTGCCACCATAGACGGCTGGATTACTGAAGTAGTAACAAATCGGTTTACTCAACTGTGCGTTACGCAGCATTATTGCTCCTTCTCATGCAAACTATACCATTCCTGCGCCCCATTAGCAATCAAAAACTAATACCCCCAATCTTCTCCAACCGCCATCTGATTGGCCGTCCCCGGCCCTTTTGGTTTTTCCTTTTTCTTCGGCGGTGTCGATCTCTGTTGTGCTCGTTCCGTAAGAATATCGAAGTCGTGAGCCGTGAAATAAGACTGAGCCGCAGCCCTTACTCTGTCGTCATGCTGCCCACTTCGATGCTCCATCTTTGACTTTCCTGCCCCTTCATGGCGTTCCAGCGTCCTCAACTCCTCAATTAACCACTTCGAGCGAGGAATATACCATCCTCCATTCACAGCTTCTCTGAATCTATCCATAAGTATAGGCACAGACCATCCGCTAGAGTACCAACCCTCTTTCTTTCCCGCATCGTCCTTAACCTTCTTTGAGTCATAGCGACGAGGCTTATGGTGGTTATTGAAGCCCATCATTTTCAATTGATGCTGACAAGTATCTCCCGGACCTCTAATCTGCTCAACTATATACTTCATTCCTCTTCCGTCAGGAGAGTTTTTACCATACCATGCACCTACACAGGCAGCGAATGCAACAATTTGTGCTGAGTTTATTTTATTGGAAGTAAGTTCGGCCATTTGCAGGTCTGACTCTCCGTTGAACCTATTGTTTGTTACAGAGAGTACAGTTCTGTCCTCATCCTCTTTTCCTAAACCATCGGCTGTATCAATGCCGCAGGAATAATAGAGTCCCCGTTCCGGTGGTTCATAAACAAGCAGGCAATCCATTGTGTTACTCTCGATATTCTCGTCCCTATCTTTAAGTGGAACCATCGTCCATTCATATTCCTGACCGCGATAGGACTTCCAAGTTACTTTTATTTCCTCTTTCGTCTTGTCAATAGATTCTGGGTCAGGATGGAAGCACTCGTCTACATCGTGACCCATAATTGCATAGGCTTGGACAGGGATACGACGTTCTTTGACTTCCTTGTTGCCTACCATTTTTACTTCGTAGATATTGTCTTCTACCTCAGCGATAACTTCAGGATCAAACACACTATCGTGGATGCCAGTGAGGGCTTCAAAATCGTCCGCAGGCATTTGCGCCATCCATGTTTTCTGAGTGTGTGTCTTACAAGCAGTATCATAATTAAACTGCCAGAACCATTTCTGCTCAATCGGCATACGCCAATTTGATCCAGCGATCTTCGCAAGATAGGGAGTGTTACGAATAAACGATTCACACTTAGTAACATGCTTTCGTGTTACATCGTGGATTTGAGATTCAAATCCTTCAGGAACAGGAAACTTGCGAAGCCAATCATCTTCTGGATAAATATCTGGGCACATAGCCCAAGGAATAAACACAGGGCATAAACGAGATTTACCTTTTGGCCAATCCTCTTTTGCTGCTCTCCAAGTATCTGCCAACCATCCTGTGTTACCACCTCCAGTTCCCTCTAATACCATGAATAGATTTTTGGATGAGTGAGTAGCTCGGAACAAACCTTCTTCAATCATCTTCTGCGGATTAGGGTAATCGGCGAGTTCGGAGTTTTTTACGCAGCAGTGTATGGTGCAGAAATCGTGCTCTGGAGCGTCTACCTCAAGATCGTAGAACTCGGCACCGTCGATAGGTCTATTCTCAAAAACTTCAATCCAGATATATTTCTGATCTTCAGAGTACCGCCAATGCTTTGGAGCGGATGATCTTCGCGGGTCACTATCCTTCAGTTTGCTTTCCTTTTTGGGAACACATACGAAATCCATTTCGGCACGGAACTTACGTCCATAGTCACCGTTTATCATCATTTGCCAACGTGCTCGGCAATTTCTTCCATAGCGGAACCCAGCTTCGTCACGATAAATTCCACACCATCCATAACCGCATGATGCTAGAAGATTGCGTAATTGGAATATAAGTTGTTGTGATATGGAAGATACGGTTACTGTCGGAACAGTTGAGGGCATGTGTCCATCTCCCTCACAATAACCTCGGATGAGTCCCGACACAAACTCTTTTCCCGCTGAAAACACCCAATCAGGAATTTTCTTCCCATCTGCCAAATGCCCGAACTCTTCAACAAACCAGCGCGTAAGGGCTGCACTGTAAACTACAAGGGTACACGTCTTGCTCGTTTTGCATTGATTGACATGGACATGCTGAAACATTCCGAGTGCAGCATGAATACCTTTTTTGTAATCATCTACCTCGTCTTGATGAATCGAAAAATAAGTGGCATCCCAATGCTGATTGCCAATTTTCGTATTTTGATGCGCACTTCCCTCTGCAAGATAAAGTCCGCATAGCCATCCAAATTCACGATTTAGCTTTACAGTCTCTTCTTGCTGCGAATTATCCCTGCTGTGTTTGGGGCGTTTATTATGAAATAAACTGATGCTCTTTACCTGATTGCTTATCGGACGCACAG